ATCAATAACACCTAGCACCTCCTTCTCTTCTTGTGGGTGTATGTCAATCACCGCTGAGTCATGTACACTGTTAACCAAACAAGACTGTAAGTCCTTGAGCCTATTGTCTATTTCAAGTAATACAACAGGTACAACGTCACCAGTGGCGAACCCTTGCACTGGGTAGTTCTTGATCCTAGTGAAGTTAGTAGGCATACCGTTAGCCCTGCGCTGTGTGTTAGGGAAAGCGTACTGACGCCCTGACACATTGGTTATCTTTTGGAAACGAATAGCCTCACTACCTAGCTCCTTGTGCCACTCGCTTATACCCTGATACTTATCAAGGAAGTGGTGGTAGTAGGCAGCTTCAGCCTTTGTCCTACCGAACCCTGTCGCGCCAAACAAAGGTGCGAAGGTATGTTCCTTGGCTGCTTGACGGGCAGTAGGCTGACCAGCGTCACTGATGACCTGTGCAGTGTAGGCGTGAACGTCAAACCCTGTGTTGATCTCCTCCATAGCTACAGGGTCTTGTGATAAGAACGCCGCCGCACGAAACTCTAGCTGTGCAAAGTCTGCTTCCATTATCTTACCACCCTGCCACCTTGAGATAAACACACGCTTCACTGGGAACGTACCACCTCTAGGCATGTTTTGCATGTTAGGCTCCCGTCCAGAGAACCTACCAGTAGACGTAATGTGTTGCGTTAAAGACACATGTAGTAGGTCATCAGGCTTGGTGTAGGTATCAATACCCTCAACAAAGCTTGACAGGTAGCTAGACACTGCGTTTAGCCTCTTAAGGTCTTGCAGGAACGTAACAGCCTCTGTCATCTTGTTGTCTACGGCAGTTGCCCTTAGCATATCTAGTACGTCTTTCCCCGTAGAGAAACCACTAGCACTAGCCCAAGAAGCGTTAGGAGGGAAGAACCCAAACCCAGCCATACGAGGCTGCTTCTTAAGCTGGTAGCCTCTGGCATCACAGTCCTTACATTTGTTTGGTCTTGCATACTTTGTCCCATCCTTCCTTACTTTGTACGTTTCCGCATTGCCTTCACACGTTGGGCAAGTGAACGCCTCAGTGCGATACAGAAGATCACTGTTAGCATTTACTATATCCTTTAGTTGGCTTAACTTCTTGCAGTCATCAAAAAGGTTAGGCCAGTCATCTTTTGAGTGTGGCTTGCGACTAAAGATTACCTGCGACATCTGCTCTGGGCTGTTAAGGTTGACAGGTGTGTCACCCATGACCTCTCGTACCTGCATCTGTAGGCGGGATTGAATAGAGCCACGCTCTTCTTCGTACTCTTTACGCACTGCATCCAGTGCCTTGCGATCTACCTTCATACCTGTCTGCTTCATGCGTGTAAGTAGCTTACATACATCAAACGTAATGTCTCTCACTTTGATAAGACTTGCTGACTCAGGACTAGCGAAGTCTGCAACCTGAGCGTGAAACAGTGCAGTAGTAGTATTACAGTCAGCCTCAAGATAAAAAGTCAGTTCTGATAATGGTATCTCGTCAGTGTTGTAGCCCTCCTTAAAGTATTTCTTTAGTGTGTCATCCTTTTGAAACTCAAGCTTCCTACGGATAGCTGTGTTGCCTAGAGACATAGAGATTTTCTTAGCTACACCATTGGGTGTAATCTCTAGGTTGTTTCCTCTCAGTAAAATACTCTCAGCCAGCATGGTATCCCATATGTCACCGTCATACTTAAAGCCACACTCCCACAGCCAAGCCAAGTCATGCTGTGCATTGTGCATGATAAGCAAGGTAGTATGGTCTAGTACACGCTGTATGCGCCTAGCTTCTACGCCTGACTGATCAACGTACTCTTTGTGCTGAAGATCAAAGGTCAAGGACTCCGTACCGTCATCTACATCACGCACTCCCACATTGACCAAGAAGTTATCAGGCTCCCAAGGGTCTAAGAATAACTTGTTGTGCCTCTTCTGCGTTGTGTTCTCTACGTCCAATACAAAGCGCATTGTTGTCCTTTCTTTAGGCTAGGTACTGTGACCTACCCCCGTCTAACTCACAGTGAACGACCCCATGCCATCCACCCTTTAACTTGTTCTTAGCTACGTTGATGTGACGCTGGTTGTCCTCATCATCACCCTCAGTAACTTGGTTCTTAGCTATCAACAACATAAGGTCTGCCTCTGCTGCCTTGCCTGTCTTACTGCCTTCCAGCATTGACTGATCCAGATATACTTTATCTTGTGCATCTGCTGACAACTGGCTCATCCAGATAATAGCACAGCCATAATTCTTAGCTATGTTACGAGCATGGATAGCAGCAGCCTTGAGATAGACATCCGACTTGTCACTACTCTTTACAGCAAACTTGTCACCCATGTCAAGTACTACTATGTCAGGCTTGCTATGCTTAATGATGTTCTCAACCCAACCTAAGTCTTTACCTGTGCTATCAAACATACTGATCTGATTACGCACCTTCTTGTAACGGGCAGCAGCCAACGCATAGTTAGACTTGATCTCATCTGTATCCATACTAGCAGCAGCACACAGGTAGCGTTCAGCTACACGCACATACTCTTCCTCGTTACACAGAACCATACACTTAGCACCCTGCTCAGCGAAGCCACTAGGTGAAGCTATAGTAGACGCATGAAAGCTTGTCTTACCTGTGTTAGGTCTAGCGCCTACGATAATAAAGTGACCACTACTGATGCCTTCTATGCGCCCGGCGAGGCTAGGTATGTTCCACTTCCATTGTGACTGTGTGTTACCAGCCTCAAGGATTGTGTCTATGTCAATGTCAGCCCACTCAACATTCATGTTAGGCATGAAGTTATCCTCATGCGCCTCAAGCACCTGACGTAGTGGCTCAAGAGAGGTAAGCTTACCGTTAACGTAGTCAAACCCTAAGTTAGCCACCTGCTCCCCTACATGCTGCTGAAACATGCGAGACAGAACGTCAGACGCTACGTCCCTAGACATAGGCTGCTCTTTGCGTAGCTTGGAGAACAGACCCTCATAGAGAACCTTGTTAGCTGTGGTCAGTGTGTTGTACTCAGAGAAGAACAAAGCCTCTAGCTCTGATGTGGATATGGTGCGGTCATACTTCTCCATTGCGTTGTCCAAGACCTGCTTGATCTTGCGTATGTCTTTAGTGAATAACTTGTCAGGGCATTTGATGCCCTTGTGATCTTCAAAGAACTCCTGATCGTGTAGGGTTCTAATGAGCGATAACTCCATCATTATAGCTCATCTCCCTTCTCTGACTCTATACCCTTACGTATCAAGGATACAAAGCCTACATTAAATATCTGAGAAAAGACTTCTGGTGTCATGTCCACCTTAACTGTGGCACTGCCATCGTCATGCTCAACTATGTCTACTACTTCTATCTTATCACTCATCTTTTATCTCCTTATTGTGCTTACGAAACCTTTTGTTGTAAGCACGTTTGATCTTCTTTAACTGCCCCGCTTTCCATATGTAAAACTTACGTGCTTTGGTTAGTCCACCATACTCATCACCACCCTTCATGGGTATACGCTTGGTCATTTGTTGGTTAGGGCTTTGATCATTTGCTCATTAGAGTTTGTCATTTACCTCTCCTACTACTACTGTGGTGTTAGTAATGGCAAGTATTGCCCGTTAACTAATACAGTTATGTTATTTTACTAGTTCCTCTAAAGATAAAGTCATGGGGTAGTTCCTTTTCAAGTTGTGCGTGACTGATACTAATGCCTCCCATGATGCAGGATATAATCCCTTCATATCCATACTGATTGCATTAGCAACCAGCCTAGTCTCATACTGTGTGTCATCCTTACGTCTAAGATTACACATATCTGCCCATGCGTCAAGGCTACCTGACCACCACCACTCAGTCATGGTGTTTTGTGGCAACACCATACGTGCTTGCTCTGGGCATACATTCTGAGCTAGTAAGTGTTCATACAGGCTCTTTTGAATGCCCTGTGTGGTCTTGATGTTGATGTCGGGTATCTCCTCACTACTACTTCCCTGCTTGACATTCTTTGCCTTACCTCTCCACGATTCTGGATTATAGAACTCAGGCTCATCATCTACATACCTACGGCTGATCTCATTCCAACGTAGGAACTTGTGCTTGACTAGTTGTCTAGCTACAAAGATGGGAGCCTTGACATGGAAGGTAGCAAAGCAGTGACCGAATGGTGACATATGTCTGTGCTTGGCTAGGAACTTGATTAGGTTTGCGTCTGAAGTATTGAACTCTTCAGTCTCCTTACCAAAGGATACCCTTGCTGCATTGACTACAGATAGGTCAGTACCCATGTAGTCTTTTAGATTTACATCAATCAACTGTGATCTCCTTTATTTCTATCCAGTGGTTCATGGCATACTTTTCCATGAGGTAATTACGTCTGTCCTCTGCCTTGTCTCTGTTACCATAGACAGACTCACACCCCATAGGATTCATTACAAGGTATACTTTACTAGCCATTCCATATGCCTTCGTCTTTCTCATCTTGCATGGCCTTCTCACGTTCCTTCTTAAACAATTCTTCTAAGCTAGGGTTGCCCCTAAAGTAATCAGGGGTGTCACGATTGTCAAGTTTTTTCTCTATCCAATCTAATAATCTTTGTATCATGGTGCTGTCCCTTTCCATAAGGCAAGCTGCCCCTCAAGTTTAGTCTTGCGTACCTCAAGGGTCTTGGCCTGATGTTCCCAGTAGTCTGACTCACGTTCAATCATTTCTACTTGATAACGCAACTCTTCATTCTCTTTCTGCACTCGTTTAAGTTTAGTCATGGCTTGTTCCCACTCATCACGTTGTATCATTATAAGAACTCCTTGAGCTTCTGAATGTCAGACTCTACACGATACTTTATGTCATCGTCAAGCCTCAATGCTGTAGTGGCTACCGCTGTCCACGCCTCTATCTCTTGTCTGTACTTCAAGGTCTTGTGTGCAGCGTCAGGGTCTAACGCTACGATGACCTCAGAATAATCTCCTAAGTGTGTCATATGTGCAGCACTTAAAGACGTACCAAGTATAGCCATACCAGTGAAGCCTAGCTTGGCTACAGTGATGGCACTGATAACATCCTCAACTACAACAACAATGTCACCTGTACCTGCAACAAAGTAGTCAGCCTTGCCAGTGTAACGTAGCCACTTAGGGTTGCCACCCTTTAAGGCTCTACCTACAGCATCAATCATTACGCCCTTGTGAAAGATAGGAAACACAGCACGGTTATCTTTGAGGTCAAACATCAAACCCTGATCCCACAAGTCCCACTTGTCTCTGAACTCATCCAGACCAGCACCACTCTTTACTACATGCTCCGGTATATTCATGGCCTCAATCTTAGGCTTAGGCTTGGGTATATCTTTCATCCTAGCCTCTATGTCAGCAGCAGTCATACCTACAGTATGGATGCCCTGTATCTTACAGCCTAGCTTGTAACAGTTATACACTACCGCACCACCTGACTTGTGTGCAGTAAAAGTATTCTTACCACCACAGTCAGGGCAGTCACCCCTTACAGTGTCACCCTCTGTCAGATCAAGATCATCTACATATTTCTGTATCATATCAAGTCATCCTTTCTGTTAGATAGTGCCTTAGTAGCACCTGCCAGTGTGTTGACCAAGTAAGGTGTGACACTCTGAGGACTAGCGTGACCACTAACCTGCATGATACCCACCACATCAACACCACGCTCAACCATCTGTGTGATAGCTGTACGCCGTAAGTCCATAGCTGTCAAGTTAGTAGGCAAACCAGCCTGTGCCTTAACCTCATTGACTAAGCCACATATCTCATGATCCTCATAGGGCGTGTATGCGCCTGCTCTAGGCTCCACTCTAGGGGTCACGTAGGGTTGGAATCCAAAGTCTTCTTTCTGCTGCTTGAGCATGTCTATCAAGCCCCCCTGTATAGGTAAGAATACACTCTCACCACGCTTGCTTTGCTCTAGCTCCAACTGGTTGCTCTCTAGGTCTAGGCTAGTCCAAGGAAGCATACGCATGTCACCTACACGCTGCGCCCAGTGAAACGCCATGTGTACAATCAAACCAATGCTACGCCACCGCCACTGACTGTAAGCAGTGTCAAGAAATAGTCTGACTTGAGGTGTAGTCCACTTGACTTTACGAGGCTTCGCTTTCTTACGCTTGATAAGTGACACAGGGTTACTCACCACAGCCTCGTGCCTAATTGCTGTATTGATCACAATACTAAGGCAAGTAGACATATAGTTAGCACTACGCACCCCATGATTTAACAGCCAGAAGTCATATGCAAAAGTAACATGCTTAAAACGTATGTCTTTTAGCTTGATGCCACCTAGCATACGACCTGACTGTACTGTAGTAAGGCAAACAGCCTTTAGTTTTCTTTCATAGTCATACTGTGTCTTGCCACCTATAGCTGCGAAAGAAGGAGTACGCATATATAAATCACAAGCCTTGCGTAGGGTATCTGTGTTCTTCATTTCAACAGCTTTAGTTGCCATGTCGGTAGTCTCCTGTATTTAAAAAACGCCTATAGCCGCAGATACAAATATTACAGCCATCATTACAAAACATAACCAGTATACTAACTGATTAAAAAAGGGGTTCATACAGTGATCCCTTAGATATACATTCATTAATATGGTTAAGCTCAAGCCCTAGTGAGTCACTATGCTCAAACAAACCCTCCCACTGCGCCTCTTCAACAGCATCCATAAGACGCTGCCGCTCCTCTGAGATAGGAGTGAGGTGCTGAAGGTTAGGCTCCCCCCTACTCATGGTTCACACAAGATGTGTTCATGGTGTAAGTGACACCCACCTCTGCGTCAGGCCAATGCTCATAGGCTTTCTTCAGAGCATCTACAGTCTCAAGAACTCTCTCTAGCTTCTCTTCATCACTCCAATCCAAATCATAACTGAAGTGTAGAGGTACAACTGCAATGACTTCTTGATGGTGATCATACTTGTAGTAATGCTCCGTGCCATCTGCATGAGTAGTAGGTGAAGCCATATGGCCGTGCTTGTTAGGCTTGGTAGGCTTGTCTATCTCAGTACGAGTGTAGCAATCCTCATACACAGTTATCACTGCATCATGGAAAGTGTAAGTCTGGATCGTGTACTTCTTGTTTAATTCTATTCTAGTAGCCATGTCTTGTATCCTATCTTAGTTGTTAGTGACGGATGGGCCGTCAGTTGTATTAGCCAGCATCACTGCTCTGGCAAAGCCACGGGGTGTAGCTGATCGTATGTTCTTAGTCTTAGCAGACTTACCACCTAGCTTCAAGTGCTGTCTGCTGTGTCCACTCTCAGGCTCAACAGCTACCTTGCTAGGCATATTGAACCCATTGCCTGTCCACAAGCATGTCTTCTTAGGGTAGGCATCACGGGGTGCAATGAAGTCAGGCCAAGTAGGGTGCTGCTCCTCACCGTATGGTATGTAGCCACCGTACTCGTAAGGGTGAAACGTATGGTCAGGCTTGCGCCACTTGGTAGCCAGTACAGACACAGGGTTTTCCACCATGTAAGGTACATCTAAACGATCTGCTAAGGCTGCAACAGCAACAGCGTGTGAGACAGCCTCATCTTGAAAGCTAGGGTTAGCCTCTGCCTTGGCCTTGAACCATGCCGCTCCGCTCACAGCCATGTCAGTACAGACAGGGAAGCCCAACACCATGTGTACGTCTTGATCTTTCATAATACAGTAGATCTCCTCGTAGTAGTAGGGGTTGTACAAGTCTGCATGTAGGTAGGTTATAAGACCCTTGCCTACACGTTCAACTTGAT